GAGACATGGCGAGAGGCGACATCACGGAAGACAAAGTGATTCGTGCTAACGCTTGGGCGCAACGCCATGCCGTGGATCTGGAAGCACCGAAGAACTCGAACGCGAGCAACGACCAGTTCCCTGGTGCGGGTGCTGTCGCACACTATCTGTGGGGCATCAACCCGTTGAACCCGCAACCGGCACGAGACTGGTTTGAACGCAAAGCGAACGCGATCAAAGACGAACGAGGACTGTTCAACTTCCATCGCGCTAAGAGTGAATATTTTGCTAACATTCCTGGCATGGAAGACAACAAAGTTGAGATGCGTCGCGTCAATGTCAACGAGTTTGAATTGCGTGCAGGTCCGACAGGCGACGGCATGTCGTTCACAGGTTACGCTGCGGTCTTCAATTCAGATTCCGAACCGTTGCCGTTCATCGAGCGAATCGCACCAGGCGCATTCCGTAAATCGTTGAAGGGTCGCAACACGATCAAGATGTACATGAACCATGATTCGTCGATGTTGCTTGCTTCGACAAGGTCAAAGACTTTGCGACTTGAAGAAGATTCACGAGGTTTGTTAGTGAACGCCGATCTGCCAGACACAACTGTCGGCCGTGACTTGAGCGTTCTGATGAAGCGAGGCGATGTCGACTCGATGTCGTTCGGCTTCTCGGTTCCAGCAGGTGGAGACAAATGGTCAGATGACGGCATGACCCGCGAACTACGCAATGTCCGTTTGCATGAGGTGTCGGTCGTGACCGGCTTCCCTGCCTACAAGGCGACCTCGGCCACTGTCCGCTCGTTGGATATTCTTGCCAAGCGCACAGGTATCGACGCCGACAAACTCGCTGAAGCGATCACGATGCTTGAAGCCGGTGGCACATTGAGCGATGACGCAGCCGATCTTCTGTCCGAGACGGTCGGCAAACTTCGCGCCGAACCAGCCAAGGTCCCGCACTCGGTCAACTTGTTGGCGAAAAAACTTGAACTGTTGAAAAACATCTAGATCATCGTCTATAGTTCATCCTGTCGGTAAGCGTCCCGCTACGACTAGAGATTGGTCAGCGTCCCGCGCCATCGGAATACAACTTCCTGCGCACAACCAATCAACAACTACTTATGGAGAAAATCATGAAACAATTCATTGAACAACAAATGGAAGCCCGTGCAAAAGCATGGGAAGCCGCAAAGAACATTCTTGATGTTGCAACCGCAGAAAAGCGTGACTTGACAGCAGAAGAATCACAGACATACGAGCGCATCAGCAAAGAACTTGAGGATCGCCAAGCAACAATCGAGAAGCTCCGCGCCGATGAGGCCCGTGAACTTCGTTTGGATGCAGCAACACGCGAGTTCGCAGACCAGGTTCGCCCTGTCGCTGACGCACCACGCGGTGTTCGTTCAGATGCAGAAGTCATCCGATCGATGGCCAAAGGCGAGATTCGTTCACACTCGTTTGAAAAGCGCGATCTCTTAAAGACTTCGACTGGTTCACCAGTACCAACATCGTTCTACGACCAAGTCATCATGCTTGCTCGTCACATTGGTCCGATGCTCTCAACTTCAACAGTTTTGAACACGGCATCAGGTGAGAACCTTCAGATTCCATCGCTTGCTCAGTATTCAACTGCAGCAATCACTGGTGAAAGCACAGCAATCAGCGAGAGCGATCCAATATTCAACTCGTTCATCACTTTGGGTGCATACAAGTACTCATTCCTCGTTCAACTCTCAACAGAATTGATCGAAGATGCAGGTGTTGACATCCTTGGATTCTTGGCAACCGAAGTCGGCAACGAACTCGGCTACCGAGTCAACGCAGCATTGACAACTGGCACAGGTTCATCACAACCAAAGGGAATCGTTGTGGCATCAAGCCTTGGCGTGACCGGTGCAACGGCAACATCTGGTGTGTTCACCGCAGACAACTTGATCGACTTGGTCTACTCGGTAGACACAGCCGGTCGTCGTTTGGCAGGTTCGGGCTTCCAGATGAATGCGGCCTCAATCGGCAAAATGCGCAAACTGAAGGACACAGCGGGCAACTATGTGTTCCAACCAGCACTCAGCGCAGATGCACAAGACTTGCTTCTCGGATACCCAGTATTCGAGAACCCAGCAATGGCAGACACAGCAACTAGCGCGAAGTCGGTAATCTTCGGAAACCTTCCTTCGTACTATGTTCGTCAAGTTGGCGGCATCAGGTTGGATCGCAGCGATGACTACGCATTCAACGCTGGTCTTGTTACCTTCCGCGCAACAATGCGTGTCGATGGCAACTTGCCACAAACATCACATGTCAAACACTTCATCGGTGGCGCATCCTGATAATCGGGAAGCATCACTAACAATTTGACATAGCAGTCCGTGAGGACTGTGACTAGGATTAAGCCTCGGCAAGGTCGTGCAGGACTTGCCGAGGCTTTCCTGTATCTGCACTAAACTTAGGAGGATCATGTGGCAGACCGTAATCGTCAAGGGCGTTCCAGTGGAGATGCCAGGGTATTTAGCGGAGCGTTTGCTCCGAGCGGGCGTAGCGCACTTGTTGGAAGTGTCCGACCAACCAATCCCGACCGACTCCGAATCGTCTGGTACTCCAACGCACCATGGGCCGCAACCGGCTACGGTCAACAAACAGCGCAAGTCATCCAAAGGCTCGCGAAAGAAGGCCACCAAATAGCGATCCATGCGATGTACGGGCTCGCTGGTTCGTCATCAACATGGAACGGTTTCAAGGTTTATCCTCAAGGACTTGCCGCATATTCCGATGATGTCGTGGTCGCGCACACCATGGAGTGGGCAAACCAAGATCTATCGACACCGAGTTTATTGATGACTTTGTTTGATGTGTGGGTGTTGAAATCTGATTCGTTGAAAACTTTGAAGAACATTGCGTCGTGGGTTCCGATTGATCATCAGCCGACGCCACCAGATGTGTTGCAGTTCTTGGAGCGCGACAATGTGAAACCGATCGCGATGTCGAAGTTCGGTTCACGAATGTTGGATGTCGCTGGAGTTGAGCATCTTTATGTTCCTCACGCGATCGAGCCTGTGTTTCAGCCGACCGAGTCGGTGACTTTGGCGAACGGCAACAAGATGACTGGCCGAGAGTTCATGGGCTGGGAAGAAGACAGGTTCGTGGTCACGATGGTGGCAACCAACAAAGGTTCGCAACCAGCGCGGAAGGCTTGGGCCGAGAACATTCTTGCGTTCTCAATCTTCGCCAAAGATAAACCTGACGCGGTGCTGTATCTCTACACCGAACCTGATGGTGCGATGGCTGGCATCAACTTGCCGACTTTGCTTGATGCTTGCGGTGTTGGCAAAGACCGCTACAAGGTGGTCGACCAGTATGCGTATCGGCACGGTATGCCACAGAATGTGATGGCCGCGATGTACACCGCATCAGATGTCCTGTTGGCTTGCTCGATGGGTGAAGGATTCGGTATCCCTGTGATCGAAGCGCAGGCTTGCGGATGTCGAGTGATCGTTTCAAACTTCACCGCTCAACCCGAACTGGTCGGCGACGGCTGGACGGTCGAAGGGCAACCTTGGTGGGATGCGGCACAGAAGTCATGGTTCTTCACACCTTCAGTACCAGATACTGTGGCTGCGCTGGAGAAGGCCTATAACGCGCCTAGGAGCCTCTCAGACGAGGCGATCACCCATGCCCTAGGGTACGGAGCCGATACGGTATTCGAACAGTATTGGAAGCCCGCAATGAAGGAGATCTCAGCATGGTGCCGGTCGTAATCATCCCAGTCTTGAACCGTTACGACCTGCTCGAGCGGTGCATAGATTCACTTGACTATCCCATAGAGAAACTGATCATCATCGACAATGGTGGCAAGATCGCCCAGGACTGTTTAGTGATGCCACGCAATTCTAAACATGAAGAGCGTTTCATTCTTGACATGCCAACCAATCTTGGTGTGGCGACATCTTGGAATCTTGGTATCAAGATGACACCGTTCGCATCTGGTTGGATTCTTCTCAACTCCGATGCCTGGTTCATGCCGAACAAACTTGAAGAGTTCTGGCAGCAATGTGACCCTGATCAAATCTTGTTGACAGGCCAACCGAGATGGGCTTGCGCATGGATCGGTTCACAAGTCATCAAAGATGTCGGCTTGTTCTGCGAAGCGTTCCATCCCGCATACTTCGAAGACAACGACTTTGAGCGTCGAGCAGTACGCATGGGATACACACCAACCGAATACGCGAACATAGTCGTGCATGACAACTCATCAACACTTCTGGCCGATGTGTCGTATCAAGCGAAGAACGCGAAAACATTCAACGCGAATCATGAACTGTTCAAACTTCGTAACGCAAGACTTGACGCAGGTCAATGGGATCTACAACGCCGACTAGACCTCAGTTGGGACTAATGAGAATCTTTGACTGCATCCTGTTCAACCAAGAACATGCGATGCTCGAATGTCGATTGACGGAGATCGGTGATGTCATTGACAAGATCATCGTGGTTGAATCAACGACAACATTCATGGGTCAACCCAAACCGCACGGACTTGACCTTGACAGGTTCTATCAGTGGCGCGACAAGATCCATTACGAAACATTTGAACCGAACCAGGCGTTGCGTGGCTGGTCGGCTGAACATGCGCAACGCGACCACCTGTTCACTGTCCTGCAACAGTTCTCACCAGAAGCCGACGACATTGTGACGGTTGCGGACTGTGACGAGATCTGGCATCCGAACGACATCGACATTCTGAAAGATGGTTGGCGTGGTTACATCATGAGACGGTTGGTGATGTCGGCGTATTGGCGTTTGACTGATGAACATACGATGGTGGCAGGGCCGTGGGGTCAGCGGTCTGGTGGTGCGCAACAGATGCGTTCTAAGCGTGAACAGTTGCCACATATCCGGTCGGGTTGGCATGTGTCGTGGATGGGTGGACCTGAATGGGCGGCGAACAAGATGCGGTCGTTCTCTCACCAAGAATTAATGGTCGCGGACCCTGATACATTCATGGCCGAGAACTATCGGATCGGTCGTTCGATACGCGGTGAAACATTGTGGGAAGTAGACATCGCCGACTACTATCCCGCCTACATTCGCGATAATCTCGCACCTGATTCCTGGTATCGCAAACGATGATCACGGTCGTCGGCTTCGCGTGGGGTTCGGCATACAAGAATGAAGTTGAAGGCTGGTGGGATTCGATACAGGCATTGAATCCAGCGGTCGATGACATCGTAGTTGCATATCATCCTGACGATGATTGTGGTGTTACCGATCTGCCGTGTCGGCTGGTTGAGTGTCGGACTCGTACATCGGGTGCGATGATAAATGCGGCAGCCGAAACCATCACCGAAGGTTGGATCGCGAACCTTGCAATGGACGA